CCATACCCCCTTTTCGATGCGCCCACCATTGGCGCTTCATTTCACGCATACACTCAATTGCTTCAGGCGTGTGCTTTCGACCGAGGCCCTGACCGAACTTCGCCTGACTGATATGTAAGCAGTGTTCCGTACTAAACTTTTTACCTTTCGCTGACTGACTCATTTTTGCCCGAGTCGCGGCACTACGTTTCTTGCCGAGGTGAGAAAACCCGCCTTTTCTACGACCCTCTACCGCCCTGTCGTTCATGTAGACTTTCCCATAAGCGGGATTTTTCTCACCTGATTCGGATTGACGACGTTTTTCGTTCGACTCAGGGCTATTGATAGTGCCTAACCGAAGTGCTCGCAGCACAGCCTTCACTTCATCCGTGTGCGTCTTCCCCCACATAGGATTCAATTCCCCCGGTGCCGCACCATCGCCACCTAAAGTTAGGTTATAACCGTTTTCAGGTTTGTGAGATTGGTGCAGAATGATGAAGAAGGTTTCCATCGCATTCAGTTCTTCGAAGGTTTTCGCGACGTGCAGAATCTCGGTCGTAAAAACCTCGGAGCCGTACTTGCGGATAGCATTATGGACAGGGTTGGTGCTTCCTCGCTTTACTTCGGCGAGTAGGTCAATCCACCGCTCTTCTGCGGTTCGCGTAGTCTTTCCAATGTAGACCTTACCGTTTTTCGTATTGGTTCTGCGATATACGACCATCTGACCCTCTGTTATTGCAACAGAAAGTCCGTTTTACCAACCGCCCGAGCCGCCACGATTCGGATGGCCTGTAGCCAGATCGTCCACGGCACCGAAGTCCTCGTTATCGACAATGACAACTGGCTGTGCGTCGTAGTTGACGCCCGGAGGAGGCGGTGGAACCGTCTGCTGAATAGGCTCGACCCACTGGTCGATGGAACGACGAACGTCATAAACGCTCACCTGAGCATGAATACGCGGATACCAGCGATTCTCGATCTCAACCTGACCACGGTAGTCGTAGCCCAGAATCCACCATTGGCTGCCATCGTGCGCTTGGAAGATCGCGCCCGGCATCATGTAGGCGAAGAAAACCTCGTCGCCTTCAACTGGCGATAGGGGATTGGGTAGGAGGAGGTTGCCCGGATTCGGAGCGAACTGGGCAAAAGTGGAAGTGCGGAAGTCGTCGGGATCGCCGACCATCTTCTGAAGTTCGGGATTCCCGTTTGGCAGGTCTTCTTCAGTCAGAATACGAGCGGTCTTGCTGACCGCGCTTGCTAGTGTCTGTGCATCCATAGTGTTACCTGCCTTTGGTTCGGTGTGAGTCGGTACGGGAGCTTCTTGCTCGCCTACCTCAAAGTCTTCGTCGGGGCCGAGAATAGCAAATCTTTCCCTACTCCCAGCCAAATTCGATCCGCAGCAATCGCATCGGCGAGAAGAAAATTCATCTACGCCTTCCCCCGTCTCGGAATCGGCGTTGTAGACGAGATTCGGTCCTAACTCCTGCAACCCAGCCTGAATTTCCTGCATTCTTTTTTCAGCGTCTTCAGGACTGTAGTAATAGTCCAATCCGCTATAATCGTCGTTGACCGCCGCAAAAAGGCAGTCGCTACACAGCCATAAATCGTCTTGGACTACGCGCATACGTCCTCTAAATAGGTCTCCGAAAGTTGGTTTACGTTTGGATTTTGCCAAAAGTAACGGAACGACCGATTGGTATGTTTCGATTCTCCCAATCCTTGCCGGGAACCGTGCGGGGATCGAAAATGGGCTCCCCACTGCCCGTGGGATTTGGTCCGCCAGAAGGCCCCTTACCTCCGACAAACGGTCCCGACTCGCCGTCGTTTGGATTGGGGCGAACAACTGGATTGTGGATCGTAGGCAAGCCTGTATTGATCGGGATCAAGTACCGCGTATCCCCCTCATCTATCAAGGTTGCGGTGAAATCCTGCTGAAGAAGGACACCGCGAGGTTGCTTATAGACCACTGGCCCTATCACTAGACGCTCGGCGTTACGGCGAATAATCAAGTCGCCAGCCTGAATGATGGGCGTAGGACCGAGGTAACTTTGAGAACCACGAGTCACTTTCCTGCCGCCTTCGTTAAGTTCCACGCTCAAGGCAGTGTCGGGGTCAACAAAAATGAAATCGTATGGACCGTAATAGCCGCCCACGATACCAACGCCAAAGCAGGAGGGACATGTACTGCGAGCTTGGCCCAGCCCCGTATCGGAGCAACCGCAAAGTTTCCCGCGAGTCTTCTTGAACATCAGGTACGCGGGCTCGCCCACTTCCTCAAAAATCCACTGGTTGCGGCGGATCATCTCCTGATATTCCCATGTGATCTTATCAACCTCCATCGTGTTGACGATCATCGTGTCTTTCGCTCCCGGCTTGTGGAGTTCACCATCCGTTCCCACGGGCACGACCGTATAGAAGGTTCTGACCATCGACTCGTAAATCTCGACAAAGTTGTGGAGCTTCTTGTACTGGACTTGGAATTTCTGCACGCCGGAATAGTCGGCTTGCCACACCGTTCCGTTTGATTTTATGGGGTAGGCACTCACGGCACCGCCCAGAGGCACAGTGTTGTCCATTTGCAGCCAGATGCTCTTGTCGAGCCCCGAGACCTTGATGGGTAAGAAAGGTTGTCCGTCTAAAATGACGGTGACGATGATGGAGCCGTTAACACCGTATGGGCTGTTCGCCAGCACGGGGCGGCCCTGCACCACATCGGAGTACGGGAAGTCTGGAATGCGGAAGCCCCAGCGACCAAGACCGTTACCGCGTTCGAGCCAGTCTTTATCTTCTACGGTGTAAAGAACATCTTCGAGAGCCGACTGATCTCGATAGAAGTGCCCCACCCATGGATAGGGGTTGATTTTATGCCAGTTGCTTGGATGGTCAAAAGCTCGGTAGACATTGTAACCTTTCTTTGCTTCTGGGTCCTCAACCCACCAGAGGTCACGGCTGCCGACGTAGCTCGAATTCATCACCAACAGATTAGTTACCATGTTTGTCCCTTACAATCACACACCCAATGATTGTGAATCCATATAGCCTTGACTCGGCACTTTGGGCATATCCATTCTTTTTTGAACCAAATGGGTTTCATACCTTCCTTCCCTAAGTAATAAATCGCTAGTCGGCTGACGGGCGGCAAAACGCGCAGAATGAGTTCGTTCGCCCACGGTTGACGTGCCAACGCTGATGTTGAGCCTTAGCGTAGCTGCCATTCTGCACACTAATTCTAGCGGCTCGTTGTTTGGCTTCACGTGATCCAGCCTTGCCGCCCAGCACGTGGGCTTCGTGGGACAGGCGTGTGGACATTTCCTCTTTGTGTTCCTCTGCGTACTTTTGACAGCCCGCAATTCGTGGAGTTTCGTCTTGAACAGCACGGGCGGCTTTGATTTTCGTGACCGATTCCGCTGTAAGAAAAGAGCCGCCACGAGCGTCACGCACTTGTTTTTGGTTCTTCACCCTTCGCGCTCGGATTACTGGGTCCTGCCACGTTGCTAAGGAGTTTTCAGTGTTCTTCCTTTTTGTCTCTTCTGTGTGCGGTCCAGTAAATCCTTCACCACCACGGCAAATATTGTAGCCATATTCTGAGTCCTGACTTCTGAGGAAGGCGATGAAGTCTCGTTCATAGGCGTCAAGCTCGGGTCGAGTTTGAATGTCGGATAGGAGGGCGTGGATAGTGAAAGCCTCTCGCCCATGCTTGCGGATGGAATGATAAAGGTAAGATCGGCCTTTTAAGTGGCGTTCCGCCTCATAAAATTTCTGTTGAAGGTAATGCTGTAGGTCATCACCCTTGTGCTGTCCGACGTAATATTTGCCTGTGATGTGGTTGACGATTAGGTAGATGAACATTTCGACCTCTCTATCTAATACTGAAGAAGTCGGAAAATGTAAGCCGCTAAGTTATCGCACCAAATGATGAATAATGTGAAACATCTGAACAAGTTGCGGCCAAATAAACGGGAAAGGGATTAAAGCTCCCAAAAGCCATCTTTGTTGTCTTAATCCCACACTCATCGGACGATTTGCCGTCACAAGCGGTGCCATGGTATTAAATTGCTGCATGTACGTTTCGCCCAAGCCACTATACAAGTCGGCCTTGTTGATGTCCAAGCTCACACCATTCAACGAATAGCTGAATTGATCGGCTGCCCAGCGATTGCCTTCCTGCTTAAGGCAAAACGCGGCTGCTCCGAGTGCGGCAATGCGACCCCAATCTCTCGGAATGGTGTCCAGCGTCCAGTTGTAGAGATTCATTGGGTTGTAGAGATTCAACATGCTGATACTCATATCCAGATGCATCAGGATCGACGCATCCAACCAAATGTAGCCTACGCGAGTGTTATACCCAGCGACCACGCGGCCCGGTGTCGGTGGGCGGAAATGGTAGTTACGGTCGGGGTTCGTATCCGACAGAAGCTCACGAACGTACATTACAGCCTTGGCGAACATGGCGGGAGTGGTCATCCCTGAATTGGCGATGGAGTCTGGAACGGCGACGATCACCGAGGGTGCTTCAAAACTCGGATTAAGCGGGTCGATGCTTTGAACTACGAATACCTCAACTATGGTGTCCACTGGACATTCAGAAGAGTACATCTGAATGTTCCACACCAAACGGTAGACGCCCTTCCACGTGGTCGGAATAAATTGGTTTACATAGTAAGCCCCCTGCGACACACGAGTAGGAACCTGTTGAGGAGGTCCAGCCAACTGCACGTCTTCGTTCGGCAACGGAGGTCCACCCGTCATATTTTGCGGTTGGTGCAAATCCCATTCATACGCCTGCGTAATTTTCAACGGGAGTTGGTCGGTAACGTGAAAGATGGTATAGTTGATGAGAACGGGGTCAACTAGAGCCCCAGTTGCATCCCGTACTAAGATGCTGAGATTGCTCGGCCCTAATGTCATTCCTTGGGTAAAAGTGACCATAAAAGTGGGTGCCCCTGCTTAAGAATCCAGTATCAATAATTAGAGGGATCGGCGAATGGTACTTTTCAACCTGTGCGGCGGACGGGGCGGGTAAAACCACTTTTAGCTACTATCTGGCGTATAGGCTGAAAAAGCGGGGGTTAGGGCAGATTTGCTATACGAACCGAGCCGCGACCTCATCTACGGCGGCGTACCCAACACGGTCCCGCCACAACTTCTCGACAACCAGATTCTCATGGTCGGAGAGACCTATGAGCGGGTGTTGCGACTTAAACGACATGGTGTCGAGGTAGCTGTCAGCGATTCACCGATTGCTCAGTGTCTTCTCTATTGCCAAAACCACCCGTACTACCAGAACCTCAAGGCGGTTATTCAAGATATCGAACCTTCCTTTGACACCTATAATGTTTTCATCCACCCACGGCCAGAAGTTACGATCCTGAATCTCGTACGCAGCGGACAGAGGCGGACGCTCGGGCTCTAGACGTGACCGTTCGTGACCTAATCGGAAATTTTTGGTTAGAGGTTAACTGGGATCAGGAAAGTCTTCTGGGGGATCGGGCTGTTCAGCTAGTTCTTTCCACTCGGCAATCTCTTCCTTCGTCGGCGGTTTCTTCCACCAAGGCTCCTTCACAGGGGTAACGTACTTTCCGTCAACGGGGAGTTCGGTGAGACAACGAGAGCAGTTGGGCGGTTCGGGGTCTTCGCCTTCTGCTAGAAGCGCCTTGTACAGATCAACCAGCGTGGTATCGTGCCCCTGCCTCATGCAGTAGATGGAATTCCACACGTGAACGACGGCGTGCTTAAACCACTCGGGTGCCCACGGAATCCAACCGTGTTTCCAGCCGTAGCAGAAGTAGCCATCATGGAGCACCAGCCCCATCCTGTACTTACGTCTCCAGTTCGGCATTGTCATTCGATAGTCCCCGATAACCGACCATCTCAACGTAGTGGCGGTTCCTCTGCTTAATGTATTTCAAATTCGATTGCCAGCGCAGATGTACTCGTTTTATTTCCTCCGAGGCTACATCCCACTCTTCGCGAGTCAAAACAGGGGAGGGTTTGATGGCTTCTAGGTCCGCTACCACTTTTCCATAGCAATACCCCAAGAAAACACCGAGCGACCGAGCCAAGCCCGACTCGTGGTGTTCATCAAGCGGGAACCTACTCCTGAGTTCCGACATGAGATGTCCCACTGTATCGCAGTACTTCGTGACTGGTGGGAGAAATTCCTCAGATGGCAGCTTGATTTTCGATGACATATCTGGCGTGCTCCGAAACAATAGCGATCAACCACCTTGCGGCCAAAAGGTCGCCCGTTGTTTTCTTGTTGGTGCTGGTAATGGTGATGGGTTCGATCTCGAATTGTGTGGGGACCTTCTTGCGGGCGGCGTCGGTCGCCTCGAAAAGATAGTTGACGGCTTCAAGCCCGCCTTTCAGGTGTTTGGCAACGATCTTGAGATCGGGATCGAGGGATTTGCGAAGTGCGGCTGCGGCTTGGCGAAGCAATGTGTCTCGTTTCTTTGTGAGTTTTCTCATGCTTGTATTGTACCAGTAGTAGGAGCCACTGGCAAATCTTCGGGAAGAGAAACTTCCAAAACGAGGCTCCATGCAATTACACAATAGCCCAGCAAATCCTTGATCGCATCCGCCTTCGGTTCGTAGTTTGCCGTTCTGCCTAGAGCACTCAGTTGGGCGTAGCGGGCCATTTTATCCCAGATGCGAGGAACGGTGCCCTGTAGCCCGTGGCGGCGGAAGCTTTCGCCGTAGTCGGCGGTCTTAGATAAAAGAGTCTCTGTGATTTTTTCGATCTTTAACTGCACCATCGGCAAAAGAGCGGCCATACCATCTTTGGTCGGGGCTCCCTTGATTACACCATCCTCAAGCAAGCACATCACCGCCGAAACAAACACCATGAAATGTAGCGTTTGTTCGATCATTTGGAGCATCCCTTTTGACCACTGTGCGAGCGGGGTCTCGCGGAAGCCATCGCCCACGCCTTCGAGAATGTAGTAGTGGTACATCCATTGGAGGAACAACGCTTCTTGATTGTAGTAGCCGTCAGGCATCAATGCGGCGGCGAGAATATCGGCGTTGGGGGTGGTATCGACGGGAAGGCCACGGATAATTGCATGTCCAGTAAAGCCCGAACTAAGTATCTGCTGATTGGTCTGAAGTCCCCTGACGACCAACTCCGTATCGAGCATTTCGGGGAGTGTCAGGAGTGCTTTACGCCACTCGTAATCGCGTATCACAAAGAGACCAGTGCGAACTTCTTGCCAGAAGGGAGAGCCCTTAAAATTGTTATTCATGTACTATAAATACTGCGGTTTGGGTATTAAACAGTAGCATGGCGAAGAAAAAAGCACAAACCCCATCCACCGCTCTTGCCGTGGTCAATCCCGTAGAACCTGAGGGTAGGAAGCAGCAACATCTGGATGAAGAATTCTGGAAAAGCCTTGAGACAGCGAGCGGCAAATACTTGATCGCTTGCAATACTGCTTGGCGTAAGTATGAAGCTGCCCTTAAAGCCGATCTGCTGGAAAACCCCAAAAGGCACGTCAGGATGCCCTACGACGATCAGTATGACGAAGACATAAAAGGCGCTCTGACTGGGTGGGACTTCTACTTTGACAATTAGGTTACCGCTTAAACAGCACCAAACCCTCTGAATCAACGGGCACTTCGTTGCATGTGCCGGGATGAAATCTCCATCTTTCCACCGTTCTAATCACGATTTGGGCATTAGGGCTGTTGTCGGCGTCGTTTAACGTGAACACGCTATATACTCGACCGTCCGTACCTATTATGAAGCTCACCGCCACGTTAGCACCATCGCTCAGCGTTGGACTCGGTGTGTTTGCCGGTCTCGGATCGACCGTATGGGCACAAGCTGGGAGAAAGGGGTCTCTACCGTTGGTGTCGCCGTAGTTGGTGTTGGCTACCGCTTTGTACTCCTCCACACGAAGGACGAACCCCCAATCGGGTTCCCGTTCCTGAACATGCTGGACAGTGGGTGTGGCCTGAGCGACCACCGAGAGTAGTAGGGCGGCGATGAATTCTCTAACCATATAGAGACTTCGGTTTGGTACTTTCGCTTCCATTGAGTGCGCCCTCAATCACTTTCATGCGGCGTTGCTGCTCGACGTTCGATAGAAAATTCGGCATTCTCACGCTCATTCTACCGTCTGGCGTGTCCATGTAAAACTCGGTCGTCCACCGTTCGGTGTCCATGACCTGCTCGGCTTGCGTGTAATCCTTAGCCATTGGGGAAAAGTTCCTTTTCCAGTTCCGACGCCACGATAGGGTTGTTCAGGCGGAATGAGCAGATGGAGTCCCACCGTTCGTAGAGTTTCTTGGCATCGCGACGATACCACTCGGGTATGTAGGATTGCTTGGAGAGCAACTCCAGAAAATTCGCCATCTGGGTGCCAGCAAATTCAGCGGGACTGACATTTGGTTTCGCATTGCGCTTTAGTCGTTCAATCTGGGCGGTTTTTTGTTTATTCTCAGCCTGTCTCATTCTCGCCTCCAGCGGCTATTCTACCTAGTGTACACTGATTTCGGCTAAAAAGTACACTCAAAAAGCTAGGCAACGCCGATTTCTATCAAGAAACGGGATGGCCGAAGGTTAGTAACATTGGGACCCTGCTGAAGCAGGGCAGGAATACACAGGATCAGATAATCTCGTGCTCGTGTGCAGGCGACGTAAAACAAACGCCTCTCTTCGCGAATTTCTTCTTCATTTCCAGACGAAAATTTGTGAGGGAGGCTGCCCTCTGTTACATTATTAACATAGACTCTTTTGGCCTCTAGTCCCTTGGCGCTATGAATTGTGCTGATCGTGACGGCTCCCGACTCATCGTCATCTTTCGGACGATCAAGCGTGAGTTGGAAAATCATGTCCTCAGCGGTCATCGCGCCGTCAGCAACCAGCCCATCAATGAGTGAACCGAAACGATCAAGATTCTCAAGTTTGGTTTTGACTTTACCACTATCTCTTTTGTACTTGTCGCTGATGTAAGTTGTGTACTGGGTCAAGGCAAGCGTTCGTTCAAGCATAGCAACGGGGTTCTCACTAAATTGGGTGACGAGTCTGACAACGCCGCCAAAGGACGCGATCTTCGCATTTTTATCCCCCTCAGCGGCGGCGATTAGATCACCGTCGTATTTACCATTGGCTATGGCGCGGATTTTCTCCAAAGCAACCTCGCCACACCCGCGTCGAGGCACCTGAGCGGCTCGAACGAAAGCCATAAAATCTTTATGGTTCGTAGCCAACCGCATGTACGCTAGTACATCTCTAACTTCTTCAGTTTGGAGTAAGCCCCGACCTCCTCGCACGACGTATGGAATTCTGCGCCTTACTAGCTCAGTTTCAATATCACGAATCTGGATTGCGGCTCTTACCAGAATGAAATTTTCTCGATAGGAGATCGGTTTCGCTTGTGACTCTCGGGGTGTCCCACCTTCGGCACGTGTACGTTCATCACGCAGGAACTTTTCGTTGTCTTTGAAAATCTCAACAGCGATATCGGCGGCGATCTCTGACGCCATGACCCCTTTGAGGATTTCTATTTTGCCGCTTTCTCCATTTCCACCACGCCAGCTTTCCATTTTTAGCGGAATAGAACCCTCGCCCATTTTAGATTGAATAACGTTAGCCAATCGAACGATTTCAGGTACGCTGCGGTGATTGCGGACGATTTTGTACATGCGAGGAACTACACTTCGCCAGTTCTCGCTGTATTGTTTGAGGAGATACGGTGCCGCCCCGGTAAATGAGTAGATACTTTGGTTCAAATCCCCAACAACGAATAGGTTAAAGTTGTCGGGTGCGAGTAGACCTTCGATGAACTGCCACTGAATCTTCGATATATCTTGAACCTCATCGACAAGCACATGATCCCACATCGCTTGTATGCGCCGTTTCCAATCCTCATCTGTTGCAAACCGCCTATTACACAACAAAATCATGTCATCGAAGTCGAGCACGTTCGTTCGTGTTTTTTCGGTTTGGTATAATCCCCAAAGCTTCAAATCCGTGTCCGACATCAGGTGGTACCCACTGTACATACGCTCAGCTTCTTCGGCGACTTCTTCGGTATAGTCCACCACAAATCCAACGCCACGAGCACGATGAAACTGAATCTTTTCCAAAACGGCATACGGATTTGTGTCGGTAATTTTCTCTCGCTCGATGATCTTCTTCATCATCTGACTCTGATCGTAATCATCCAGCGGAGAGACTCTCTCTTGAAGACCAAAACCGAGGGGGTTTTTGCGGATTGCGGATAAGGCCAAGCTGTGGATGGTGCTAACACGCGGAGAATCAGGAGAATGAGGATCGGTCACGCCTATACGCGCTACAAGCTCCCCCGCTGCACGATTAGTGAACGTGATAACCGCTATACGGCGGGGCTTGACGCCATGAGCTATTAGCCATTTGACTCGGGCGGTCATAGTAGCGGTCTTACCACTACCCGCGCCTGCGATGAGGCAGGCGGGTTCGTCGAGCGGGTGTTCAACCGCGAGCGTCTGTTCTTCATTTAACTGCATTTAAGGACTGGATGAGGGTTATAAAGCTCGCTGGGGTTGCATTCACAGACGGGACATGAAATTTCGATAGCATCCTTTGGAACGGAAGCATCTGGAAATCCTGCGGCAATTACCATTGGGTTCGGGATTGTGTGGGCAATGAGACCATGACCACACTCCAAAACTATATTGTCCATATCCTCATCGAACATTTCGCGTTTTACAATCTTACTCATGATCTCCTCCACAAAATCGCCGTTACGTTGTCCCCTGTTTTTACCACGTTAGCAGCGTAATCAACGAGTTCCTCGGCGTTGACATCCTGCTCCTCGATCATCTTCACGATGTCAAGAAGCATCTGCACTCCCGATTCATCGTGGCCGGGGGATAGAAGTCCGTCCGATCCCACCAGAACCCAGTCACCCAATTCAACCGTGTAGACCTCGGGAATGCGGGAAAGGATTTTTCCCAGATCGCGGTCGCCGAAAGCTCGACTCATCTGCAACCCATGCCCTTCTGGGCCGTAGCAAATATAGCCGTTCGAGGAGTAGTAGCCGCCGCGTGCCTGAGCCGCTGCACGTTCCGCCATGTTGGTGCGGACGTTATGTTCGGGGCTGACATGGAATGTCCCATCTGGTTGCTGCACGATCACCGGGGAGTCGCCGAGGATGGCGACATGAACTTTAGTCTCTTTCCCTGTGTTAGCTTTCGGGATGAAGGCGACACTCATGGTGGACCCGCAGCCCATGAATGAAGTGAGCATATCGAACTTATCGAAGAGTTCCTTGAAGAGAATGTCGGGGCTCTTCTCGGGGGAGAAAACAGAGTCCCAAACCTCGCAGAATTTCTTCTCTAAGAGGAGAGCACAGCCCGCATCGCCATGACCATCCATGACGACCATAATCAAGCCTTCTTCAGCGGAGATCATCAGATGTCGGTCTTCCTGATAGCTCCGCATCCCCTTATTCGTGGCACCCGTCAACACCATGGGGCGGCTAACCGCCTGCTTGCTCTTACGCTTGCTCATTAGTCTCTCTTTTTCTTCTTGCTGGCAAACTTCTTGGAGATGAGTTTGATCTCCTTTAGCTCGACTGCGTGAGCGGCATTAGCCTCGTCACAGACGTGGCACGGCTTGCCGCACTGGTTCTTGGGGTCTTTCTGGTGTTCTTGGAAGCGGACTTCCATCTCAGCAACCATCTTACAGGCTTCGCAGCACTTGGAGATGTCTTCAAAGGTGCCAGCGTTGGGACTACCTTCTTTGCGCCAGACATCGTGCTCCCGCTTGAGCTTGCGATTGTACGTCATCCAGTCGGGATAATCCTTGGGGACGAATGGCATTTCCTCGGAGCTACTTAGGGCCAGCAAGAACATCCGTAGGTCTGGATTTTGGACAATCTTTTCAATGCGCTGATGACAGATGCAGCCACAGCCCGCTACGGCAGCGTCCTCGCCTATATAGGTGATGCAACAAGCGCAATCATAAGCCCCGCCCCATTCCATGTCGGCTTCATTGCCTGACCAGCAAAGAATATAACGGTACTTCATGCCATGCAAAAGTTTTTCAAGAACGAACCCGGCTTTTGTTCTTCGCAAGGTGCCTCCGCAGG